GCGTTCTTTGTATAAATACTCATGTCCGTGTTGGCAATGTTCAAAGCCAACTCACCACTGACCAAATTGCCAGATGATGGGATTGTCGTAGCCGTGGTGCTGTAGTACAGCGAAATAGGGGTGAAGTTTGTTGCCGCCATTAGAAGGTTCCTCCTGAGATTCCTGACCATGTAGGCGCTGAAGCACCCGCTGAAGTTAATACCTGACCTGCCGTACCAGCCGCAGTAATTGCATAAGCAGTCCCTGTGCCATAAATAGCGCCACCAGCAGTTGGTGTTGCAGTTGAGTTAGTACCGCCGTTAGCGATAGCAAGGGTTCCTGCAAGTGTCACAGCACCAGTTGTTCCAGTAGCTGGAGTCAACCCTGTTGTGCCTGCGCTAAACGATGTAACACCACCTGCTGGCGCGGCAACCCAAGATGCTGTTGTCCCGTTAGATGTCAACAAATATCCGTTAGCGCCTATAGCCAAACGTGTTGCGCTGTTGGTTCCGTTACCAATAATTAGATCACCTGTAGTCGTAACAGGAGACAGCGCATTGAACGCCGCAGAAGCTGTTGTTTGACCTGTACCACCAGCACCAATATCCACCGTACCTGTCAAGTCAGCCGCAGACAGTGCAGAAAGCGTTGCGTTTGTGCCGTTAGAGCGTAAGTAGTAAGCGCTTGTCTGTGTTCCTGTAAGGGCTGTAATAGCCGCCGCCGCTGTTGTCTGTCCAGTACCGCCGTTTGCTATTGCAACAGTACCCGTGACATTAGCCGCAGTACCTGTTGTGTTTTGGTTAAGCGTTGGAACATCAGCAACTTGTATGGTGTTCATCACCACATTCGTTCCGTTACCTCGTAAGTACGATCCACTTGTGACCGCACCAGCAAAAGCGTTCATTGCCGCTTGAGCGGTGGTTTGACCTGAGCCACCGTTAGTAAGCGCCAAAGTCCCTGCCAAGGTGATTGCGCCAGAGGTTCCAGTGCTAGGAGTAAACCCAGTAGTGCCTGCACTGAATGTCGTTACACCCCCAGCACCACTTGACGCCAAAGTAATACGACCTTGTTGGTCAACCGTTATATTTGCACTTGTGTAGGCGCCGGGCGTCACCGCCGTATCAGCAAGAGAAATTGTGCCAGTCGAGGTGATTGGGCCACCAGTCAGTCCAGTCCCAGTTGCTACAGATGTAACACCAGAACCAGAAGCAAATGCAGTCCAAGCACCGTTGTACCCCTCAAACAAGCCCGTTGTTGAGTTGTAACGAATGTTTCCTAGCGTAGATGATCCACGTTGACCTGTTGTACCCACTGGCAAAACAACTCCGCCAGTTCCCGGCAATACAGCGTTACTTGCAATCGCAATAGTAGGATCGCCTGTACCGTTTCCATTGGCTACAGAAATTTGATTTGTCGTGCCAAGAATATTGACTGCGGTAGCTGTTGTTCCGTTTTGAATTGAAATCAAACCTGTTGCAACACCAATGTTGGCAATTGCACTTGAAATACCTGTCAACTGAAATGTTGGATCACCGCTAACACCACTACCATTGGTGACGCTAATACCGCCACCAGAAGTGCTTAGAGTACGCGCTACAAGGGTACCTGAGGCGTCTTTTACAACCACCCCAGTACTTATGGTGTTTAGGTAGTTTACGATGCCTGTGAGGTTCAATCGATAGTAAGACTGAGCACCATTGTCTGTCAGGCTAAAGTTGCCGTCAGTCGAAAAGTAACGACTGTTTGGCAGTGTTGGTTCCAGATTTTTAGTCAGGAACGTTTGTGTCTGAGTTGGGGATGCGGCAATTGCACCCGTAGTTGTTTGTACCGTCACTCCATTTTGGACAATCGGCACCGCCTCACTTCCAGTAATGGTTCCTGCGGATGGTAGCTGAGTGATTTGTACTTGTGCTGATGCCATATCAAGGACTCAAAATATCGAGGTTACCATTCTGTTCAGGAGTGGAAGTATTACCCTCGGTGGAAATAATAAACTGATCATTACCCCCTGTTACCAAGGAATTATCATCAGTCGCAACACTAACATCTGGACGGGGATATTGCAATGTAATTCTCTCAGTTTTTCGGGCTGGAAGCCTGTATGGATCTTTTTGATCCGCACAATTTTGTTGACACACTTTTAGACCCGGAAAATTGGGGTCAGGTTGTGCCTCAACGATGGCTCGCTTCATTTTACAACGATCACATATGAAAATCGCTAATGAAGCATTGCCTTCTGTGTTCAGGAATCTTGGCATGATTACCTTGTGTACACACCAATATTCGGCGCAAAGTAGATTGGCGACTTATCGCGCTCTTCTTGCTCCGCCATAATGAAGTACTTCTCAGCTTGACCTTCAAGATACGTGATACGTGCCAAATCAACTTGCGGCAACTCCAAGCTCATCTGGTGAGCCAACATACTCTGAATAGCCAACATCCAACGATCAGGGATAGCCAATTGATTACTCAAGGCACCCACATCTTCAATCTGGGCTGAATACCACACCGTCATTTGATAGAAGGCGTCAGATGGCGTAGGCCATAACGTGATCGTCGCCTGAGGGATTGTGCGGTTCAACCAGAACTGAAACGGCTGGTTTGCAGTGAAATTCTTGTTGGGCAGGTTTGTGTAGTCGTCGCGATTCAAGCGAGCCATCGTGATTTCAGTGGAGTTAACTCCAAGATACCACTCACGCACAGCCAAAGTTGTTCCACCAGTAGCAAGAAAACGATAGTACTGGACGTTTGCGCCGGGGTCTATGTCTTCCCAAATCCACTGTCCGTCAGTCACAGTGACGCTTGTACCCGTGTACAGCGTAGTCCACGTAGTACCGTCAGTAGACGCTTGGAATGCATAACTCCACGTCGCGCTACCACCACCAGCCACATAAGGCATAAAGCCAATAGAGCCAATGTATTGAGGTTGGTTTGTTCCGTAGTTAACTACAAAATTGCCGTTTGCAGTTGTTTGTTGGCAGTACGTTGCAACGTCGCCATCATAGATATTCGCAACAGTTCCACCAGCCGATGTCGTATAACCACCCGTTGGACGTGTCATCCAGCGGTATAGGGCGTTTAAAACGTCATTCCCACCCACAGGTAGCAGGTACTCGTATTTATTCGGCTGAAGCCCGTATACGTACTTCTTGATGGCGAAATACTGGATACCTTGGTTGATCAAGTTGCTCAGAAGAAAAAACAACGATTGTTTTGCGCTCAGAACCTGCTCAGAAGTCAACTCCTCAGCCAGCTTACCGCACCGACGTGCTCCGTTGTCAATCAGGTTTTGAACCGTGACGACTGTTTGACCGACTGTGCCGCTGTATGCCATGTTATTTCCTTACCATCCGGGGCAATTCCACCGTTGCATTGAAGCTCGCGCTCTACTGCCTTTTTCGCTCTTCTCAGCGACTGGCCCCATCCTCGCGCAGAACGAGTCCCTACGCGCACCACCTTGCGGTTGTGGGGCCTTTAAATTTGATCCTGTCTCGCGGTTGTACTTGGCTCGACCTTTTGCAGTCAAACCAGCGCCCTGTTTTGCAGGGAGCTTCTCACCGCGACCAATAGCTAAAGATGGGTTCTTTGCCATGATCACCAGCAAGACTTTGTCATCTTGCCGCCATCCTTCATTTTGGCTGTTCTGGCGGATTGCCTGAAGGCTTTAGACGTTGGCGCACCTTCGCTACCAACTCGGCGCATCTTCTCGCCAGACCCTTTAGCGATTCTTTCACGTTTTCGATGAATATTTTCATATAGACCTTGTTTCATGATTTACCAGCAGGAACTGCCACCTGTTTTAAATGGAGCGGGTTTGCCCTTACCGATCTTTTCAGACCACTCTTTACGAGCAGACTCAGCAACAGGTGCTTTTGATGTTTTGGCTTTGAACTTTAATTTTTCAGATTGATCACGACGCGACCAACGATCTTGAACTTTTTTGTCAGCGTCTTTATCACCAGCACGTTTAGCCGCCAGTGACATTGCACTGTCCGCCGCATTCTTTCTGCGCATAGTCTTTTGCTTGTTTAAAACAGCAGAGCTAATGCGAGGTGCTTCTTGCGACTCATCGCCTTCTTCTTTGAGGCGACCAATTGCACTGTAGTAGTCAACGTCACTATCGTAGTCATACGGGCTTGTAGAGCCACCGTTAGCTTTTTTCATGGCTTTTTC